CAGTATTTTGTGCATTATAAGTTCCTTCCGGGCTTTGGTTTTTACGGATTAGGGCTAATTCACACGATTGGCGGGCTGTCACGGACCGCCACAGCGGCACTGCGACAGTTAATCGACGCTGGCACGTTGTCCAACCTCCCAGCGGGCTTCAAAGCCCGCGGACTGCGGATCAGAGACGACGATGACCCGTTGCAGCCCGGTGAGTTTCGCGATGTGGACGCTCCCGGAGGGGCTATTCGTGACAGCCTGATGCCGCTGCCATTTAAGGGGCCCGATGCAACGCTGTTTAACTTACTTGGGTTCGTGGTTCAGGCAGGTCAGCGCTTCGCGACGATTACGGATTTGAAGGTTGGAGACGGAAACCAGCAGGCTGCGGTGGGTACGACTATCGCGATGCTGGAACAGGGGTCTCGTGTGATGAGTGCGGTGCATAAACGCTTGCACTACGCTATGAGAATTGAGTTCAAAATGCTGGCACGGGTAATGTCAGAGAGCCTGCCGCAAGAGTATCCGTATACCGTAGAGGGTGCAGAGTCTGCGGTGATGGCGAGTGATTTTGATGACCGGATTGATGTAATTCCGGTATCTGATCCCAATATGTTTAGTCAGGCGCAACGGATTGCATTAGCGCAAACCAAGCTGCAACTGGCGGGGGCGGCCCCAGAGCTTCATAACATGTACGAGGTCTACAAAGACATGTATGAGGCTCTGGGTGTAAAAGACACCGACAGGATAATGAAGCGTATTCCTGATGAGGAGCCGGAACCAAAAGATCCGGCGCAGGAAAACATAGACGCTTTGGACATGGTGCCGTTGCAGGCGTTTGAGGGTCAGGAGCATGAGGCGCATATCATGGCGCACTTGGTGTTTGGGTCTACACCTATGGTGGGCGGGATGCCTGCCATTGCGATGGCTTTGCAGAAGCACGTTATGGAACATGTGAAGATTGCAGCGCGAGAACGTGCGGCGGTGCAGTTTATACAACAAAGACAAGCTACGGGCGGTGCGGCTGCCACAGAAGAAGAGATGTTGGCCATAGAGGGCCTGACGGCGCAGTTTGTTGCCGAGGGTATGCAGATGGTTAAGCAGATGTCTCAGCAGGTATCTAATCAGGGGCCAGACCCACTGGTTAAACTGAAAGAGCAGGAGCTACAAATTAGAGCTCAGTCAGAGCAGGCGGATGCTCAGAATGAGGCTGCCAAGCTCAACCTTGACGCACAGAACCAGCAGATGCGGGCATCACAATTCCAACAGAAACTGGCCAGTCAGGAAAAACAGACCCAAGCACGTATTCAGTCTGCAATGGAGAGAGAACTACTAAAGAAACAATAGCTTGGGGGCTAAATGGAACCAATCAGTGCGGCGTTAGCAGGATTTGCCTTATTTAAAAGTGCGGTCGATGGCATCAAGAGTGCTATCGGAACCGCTAATGACGTGTCCGATATAGCGGGATATCTGGATAATCTGTTTGAGGGTGAAAAGCAGGTACAGCAGGAACGAAACAAAAAGTCGGGCATGGGCGTAGGAGATCAGTTTGGTATCAAGTCTGTAGCGCAAGAAATCATAAACGCCAAACTAGCTCAAGAACAGATGAGAGAGATAGCCAGCATGGTGGACCTTCGTTTTGGTCACGGGACGTGGAAGAGCATAGTTGACGAGCGGGCTAGACGTATTCAAGCTGCTAAAGAGGCTGAAGCTGCTGCTAGAAAAGCAAAGATACAGAAACAAAAGGATTTTGAGAATACAATGCAGCAGATCGTTATGGCTGGGGCGGTCATACTGATGTCTCTTCTGTTTTTTGTGATGATGTTTAAGGTGATGTTATGAGTCAGAAAAAATTACAAGAAAAGTCTGTTTACGCTGAATACGACGAGGATGGTGACGGCATCGTCAGTGACGAGGAGCTAAGTCACATAAAAGAGATAAAAAAGACGGAAACGGAGCTTCGTAAGAACGTGGCTCAGTTACGCATGGCCAGATATACCTTGATATTTATGGGATGTTATGCTGTGTTTCTAGCATCACCGTGGTGCTCTGCGGAAAAACTTGAGGGTCTAGGTGCAGTCACCGACCTCATATTTTTGAGTGGGGCTGGCATTGTCGGCGCGTATATGGGCACGACGGCGTGGATGTCGAAGAAATAACAGAGTGAGATTATGGAAAACATTATAATAGCGGCCATGTTGGCAGCGATGATACACGGCCATGTTACGGGCGGTGAAAAACAAGAAGTTGTAAAAGATGATATAAACTGGGAGCTTGCTGGTAATTTTAGGACAGAAAGCACTCCTAACAATGTTCAATGGGTAATCATCACGGATGAATGAAGTGCATCATACCGTTGAAACCTTATTTATTATGGTTATCAGTATGTGGGGTTTTGACGGATATGAGTGGCAATACATTGGTAATCAAGTTGCTTTACAACAGCCCATGACAGAGAGTCAGTGTGAATATCTGATAGCTGAAGACATGTGGAAAGCCACTTATCAAAATGAATATTATCGTATGATGGCACATTGTTTTCCTACGGATTGTGCAGGAAAGGACAAATGTGAGTAATGCCAAAGCTAAGTGAAAACACTGAATTGGCGATGCCCATACGCAACCTGATTGCGTTGCTCATAGCCGCAACAGTTGGCACATGGGCTTATTTTGGTGTTATTGAAAGATTAAATACGATAGAGAATAAGCTGATTCTGATGGAGACAGACCTGAATATGAATACAGAGTTCCGTATTAAGTGGCCGCGTGGTGAGATGGGTAGTTTGCCAGCCGACTCAGAGCAGTTTATGATGATCGAACATTTAGCTGGAGAGTTAGAAAAGCTGGCAGAAAACATTGAAAGTGGTAATGCACCACATGATCAACAACAGAAACTGGTCTTGGAGTTTTATGATAGGCGCTTGACAAAGATTGAAGACAACATAGAAAAGTTGACTAACAAATGATTGAGATGACTTTTGTATTGCTGTTGATGATAGGTGAGGAGCGAGTTGAGTACACGCCTTACAAGAACCTGTCTGAGTGTCTAAACATACGCCGCAAGATAAAACGTAATGTTGGACACACGGCTGATTTTGAAAAGAAGTGGTCATGTAAACAATTAAAGGTCAGGCTTGAGGCTGGCGAGATTATGGAAATCTTGGAGGACGAATGATACAGGCACTTATCGGACCTATAGCTAATCTAGCCGGTTCCTTCATGGAGTCGAAGATAGAGCAAACAAAAGCTAAAGGCAGAGTCGCACAAGCAAAGGCTGAAGCCGAAGCCGAAGTTATGAAAGTCGCAGCCACTCACGAAGCTGGCTGGGAAAAGATAATGGCACAGTCCTCTGACAACAGTTGGAAGGACGAGGCGTGGACGATTTTGTTTATTGTCATAATCGCTATGTGCTTTATTCCGTTTACACAACCGTATGTCGAAGAAGGCTTTGCGGCTCTTTCTCGTACACCAGAGTGGTTCCAGTGGGCGATGTACGCCAGCATAGGCGCGAGCTTCGGCATCCGAGGCATCAAAGGATTCCGAAAATGAAACTGTCCGAAAACTTCTCACTTGCCGAAATGACAAAGAGCCAGACAGCTTTGCGTAAGGGCATTGACAATATCCCTGACCAGACAAGTATCGACAACATGGCAAAGCTTTGCACCGAAATACTACAGCCTGTGCGCGACCATTACGGTATACCCTTCACCCCAAGTTCTGGATACCGTTGCCCAGAGCTGTGCATTGCTGTCGGCAGCAACATCAAAAGCCAACACGCCAAGGGACAGGCAGCAGACTTCGAAGTGCCGGGCATCAGCAACATGGAGCTGGCTGAGTTCATTATTGAAACCCTGCCCTTTGACCAGCTAATCCTAGAATGTTTCACGGGTGGCAATACTGGCTGGGTTCATTGCTCTTATGTGCATGAGCCGAGGAAAGAAGTGCTGACGTATGACCGAGCAAATGGTTACAGGAAGGGGCTGATAGGATGAGAAGGTTTGAGAAGGTTCCAAAAGATAAGGAAAGCGGTATCCCAAAAAAGTATGTCACCGGCAGTAAGAACCCAGACAAAACTCGCGCAGAAATCAAACGGACTCGACGCCTTTACAAAATGGGCATGCTGACTCCGGCGATGATGGACCGCATCAGCAAACAGAGGAGTAAAACCTGATGGCAAAATTTGACAGCATCCCCGGCGCTGGACGGTTCAGCCAAAGCACACTGAACAAGGTGTATCGTAGAGGGTTGGGGGCGTTCTATAGCTCTGGCAGTAGACCCGGTCAGAGCGCACACAGTTGGGCTATGGGCCGCGTTAAATCCTTTGTCAGTGGGAAAGGTGGAGCGCGGAGAGCTGACAAAGATTTACTGAAAGGTAAGAAGTAATGGCAAAGACAGCAAAGAAAAAAGAGTTTGACCGGAAGGTTGCCGCCAAGGCAATGACCCTGATGAAGGAAGGCAAGCCCCGCAAGCAAGCGTTTGCTATTGCGTACGGGATGGTTGGTGAAAAGGCTAAAGGAGCAAAGGCATGATTGACCCCAATAAACAGGCAGAGGCATTCGCAAAATTTATCAACTTTGTTTTGAAACCGAGCGCTAAAACAGCCGCGGGTTTACAAGGTGTTATAAAAAAGAAAAACAGGCCCAAAGCAACAAGAAAAATTACGAATCAAGGCGGGGGGGTTGCCGTCCCCCGCGCTCGACGAAATCAAGTAAGCCTGATGAAACCTCTCGACACAAATGACGAGGAGCTGGTCACAAAATTGTAATTGACCTTGCTTTGCCCGGCAACACGGCTATCCAGCCCCGCTCCTGCAAAGCAAACAGATGCCGGTGAACGGATGTCGGACTGGTACGCTGCTGCATCACTTGCTGTCCATCAATCTGCCCAACACCAATCTCACGCACTGATGGGTAGTAGCCTTTGGTTTTATGATACAGGCGCAGAAAGTCAAACACCTGACGCTGTTTAGGAGTTAGGCCAGCTTTGGTCATCGTTGCCCCCCTTCTCTTCGACTGATAGTTGCTTGTTGTAATCAAGGCGCTTCTGCTTCAGCTCGGTGTTTAGTTCCAAGTCAATACTGTTGAGCGCGTCTATGTTGACTTGCTCCAGCTCTTTGAGCTTGGTTCGCCGCGTAGCATGAGGCAGCTTCTCAGCCTGCCGCATCGCCAGCATCAGCTCTGCATATCGAGCCGCCCACTCTTCTTGCATCTGATATTGCTCTGATTCACGCCCCGGTATAGCCAGCGTCAACATCGTTGGAGGCTCTATGTCATTGCTGGCGCTCTGAGCCTCACTGACGGCCTCTAGGATATTTTCTACAGTATCACCCTCAGACCCAACCAATGGTGCTTGTACGGTCTTTACAGCCTGATTTTTTTCTGGGTCCGGGTAGTCCCTCGCCTCTTCGGTGGTGATAATGCCTGCGAGCGCATCAGCAAATGCATCACGCAGGGCAAAACCTCTGGCTCGTAGCGCCAGCATCCGGTTTGGGTAAGCCTTCCAGGCACCACCCTTGCTGATCAGCCCGGCTGTCTGGGCCTCTTGAATTGAAAAGGTGCGCTTGGTTACTTCAACCTCACCGTCTGGCAAAGCGCGTTTGACCTCACACACAGCGACCTCGCCGTCAAGATACTCATGGCAACCACGATAGTCCGGGTGCGCTTTGACAAGCGCCATCATGGCATCGCCCCAGATACTTGGCTTGCCATTGATGACGCTGATATTCTGCAACGCCTGCATGGGAGCAAGCCCCAGCTCATAGCCCCACTGCATAGCGACCAGCGTATTGTGTGGCTGGCCTCGGTAGTCCTTTGGCACCATGCCAGACTTGCATATATGCTCAGCAAACTGCATGGCCTCGGTCAGATTCCGAGGTTCTAATATCGTCAACTTACTCACTGCTTATCTCCTTTACGCTGAAACTCAGGCTCTCGTAAGTCTCGCCGGTTTCAACCATTTCTTTTTTTGGTTTCGTTACTGTCACTGATTTGATTTCAAAGCCGGGCAGCTTGGCGCGTTCCACACCAAGGCTGTCGAGCGCCACGACAATGGCGTCCTTGACTTCTGCTTTGGTTTTTTTCCACGCTGATTCCTCGGCGCTTGCTTTGAGGTAGTCGGTGCAAAGCTGTGCCACATCCTGATTTGTTTGCGGCAACATCTCGGTGATGTCCACCAGCTCGGGTGCCGATGCTGTCACACTGACCGGATAGTCCTCGCCGCTCTGAACCATTGACCAAAACTCAGCGTAGGCTTTAAGCATTTGGTCAACCAGTGCCTCATTTTTTGGCACGGAATAAAAGTGCAGCTTACCCTTCTGAGAGAAGCAGGCGACAACACCCCAGTCCAGACCAGTGCAAATAAGCTGATGATGCACTTGCACCGCCCAGTCAGGCACCAGTTTGTCCTGGTGATAGAAGTCTGTCTTGATTTCCAAGAGCCCCTCGCCATGAAACGTATGACCTTGCAATGTCAGAGGTTGTGACAGATTGATGATGCGGTCCACAGAGCTGGCAATTTTTTTGTCTTTGACGCGGAAGGCATCTCGCGGCTCCCACATCTCAACGGTGCCGCCGGTCATCTTTTCCAGCTCTTGCTGTGCCAATCTGGCTACCGACGGTTCAAGCTCTGTGCCACGACGAAGCGCCCACTCGTTCATCTGGGTTGGCAAAACCTCGACCCCAGCCCTGATGGCTCGCACCTCGTCCAACAAATTTTGGCGAGTTTTGCCAAACTTGTTTTTATGCAACACGATTGTCGGTGCATCAGAGCTGCCGGTCTCTTCGGCTGTAATAGTTAGCTTCGGCATCAGGCTAGCCCTCCGATTGTGTTGGCGGCAAAGCACACATCGTCGAGCGCACACAAGACCCAGATAAAGGCCCACATGTACACGACAAACGCGATGGCTAAGATGACTGCTAAGATTGTCAGCCCTGTCAGTTTATACAGGCTGGACTGTTTCACCTGTTTCCCAGACGACACTGGGATACTATACATTATGCGACATTTTCTCATTAAACCCTCCTTATGTTTACATAATGTGTCTAGCCAATGACTAGACGTTCTCCACTAAACACCAGACGCATCGTCTGGTTTCTGCAATGGCTCATCAAGCTCGGGCCTTGACTGCAAATCTGAATGACCTCTGGTGTCTATCAAATGCGGGTCATACACAAGAGCTTCTGTGCCGCGATGGCGAGGGTCGTGCGGTTTGAAATGGTTGCAAGCAGTGTTCACGCCCATCAAAACAGACTGCGCGTAAATACACTTATCAACATTTCTCAAACTGTTTGACCTCTCCAACCTCTCTAATTCGTCGGTGGCTGATTTTAACACCGGTATCACCTGGCGCAGATGTTCAATGTGCCACATGGGTACGTCGATGCGTCTTTTAAATCGCATCATGCCAGAGCGCATGGCATTTACAGTCGGATTATATTTTATTCTCTGTCTTTTTCTGCCGCGCCCTGTCGTCATCATGCCCTCAGTTTGTTCAGCCTTTGTTCTTATCTTGTACACACCCACAAGGTCAACCTATTTTTGCATCCGTTGCACATAATTTCTAACTGAGCTGGCATGCCACTCGGTGCGTTTCGATATGTCGGGGTTGCGTCGCTTGGTCGGTGTAGCCACGCCCATATTGTTCAACTCTCTGGCGATACCGCGAAGAGACACCCCGCGCTCCAGCAGGTTCTGGATGATAGGCCAGACATCACCTGCCCGTGCGTCAGCCTTGGCGATGGATGATGCGACACCCTTTTTGCCAGCCGCATCCAGATTCTCATGGACACCCAGCTTGGTGATGACATTGCCAGCCTTACTGGTATAGCTGCCCTTCTCTGCAATCTCCGACTTGATACGCCCCAGCGCCAGCTTGGTGCGCTGCTTTATCTGGGTGCGCTCATGCTGTGCGAACATGGCCTTGAATCCGATGGTGGTTTCATCCAAGGTTGGGTCATCAACAACCACCAGCTTGATTTTGCCGGGCAAAATTTCTTGCTCAAAAAAGCGCAGGGTTTCCCACTGCTTCCGGCTCATACGGCTGATAGAGTAAATGACCAGCGTTGCCCCCTGCTTGCGGCAGTAGTCAAGACAGCGGTGCAGTTCTTTCCGGTTGTGCCAGTCCTCACCCGACGACACCCCCTCTTCCCTGTACCACTTCACATCGAAGTCGCCGCCGTTAAGATAGGCTTTGATGCCATGCTCCTGGTTTGCCACATCTTGGGCGTCGGTAGACACACGAACATAGGCGGCATACTTGCCGTCATGCATCGCCCCGTGGTCTGGTCTGGTTGTTGTAAGCATCAGATGCCTCCCTAAAAAAATATGCAATAAACGTGTTTCGTTCGCATTCTGTACGTCTATACATAATAGATAGCACTGTGCTAGCAATTGTACAAGACCTAAACGTTACTTTTATGGAGAAAACGTACAAATGTCTGAAAATGTTGTATTATTTTGTAGGGTAAGTGAGGAGTTGAAGGCCCAGTTGGAAGCAAAAGCAAAGGCCGAGCGCCGGAGTTTGTCCAGTTTAGTAGAAATTTTATTGCGAGATGCGGTCGAGATGCCGGACACCAAGCACTTAGAACGCGCGGTAAAGGCGGCAGGCCGTGTCGCGTAGCAAATTTAAAAACAAGAAGGTCAGCCTCGATGGCTACACTTTCGACAGTCTGGCTGAGGCCAAGCACTACAAATACACACTGAAACCCCGGCTGGATGCTGGCGAAATCAGTCACTTGGAAATACATCCGCGCATACGCTGCGCGATAGGGGGGAAGAAGGTATGCGATTACATAGCAGATTTCAGATATCTGGACTCAACAGCCACCGGGCCAGACGGACAAGCTGGGTGCCAGGTAGTCGAGGACGTGAAGGGATTTCGGACGGACATCTACCGGCTGAAAAAAAAGCTGGTCGAAGCTTTGTATCCCGGTGTGAGGATTTGCGAGATATCGCCCCAAAGGTACAAGTCCGCGACGTTGTGATTGCGGTCAGTCTTTACTCGGGCATTGACACCCGCGCATTGCTGGGCCGGTGCCGGGTGCGCGACCTTGCCCAGTGGCGTCAGCTTATCTATTTGCTGTGCTATGAGCTGACCTACCAGTCCCTGCCGGATATCGGCAATGCACTGAACCGGGACCATACAACCGTGTGGTCTGGCTGCAAGAAATACCGTGAGCGTATGGCTGAATCGCGGGAGTGGCAGCAAGCCTATGACACGGTCAGGCAAGAGCTGGATGACCGGCCATGAAAGATGCGGCTGACATGACTTTGGAACAGTTCAAAGCAGAGCTGGCCTCGCTGAATGACCGTGTTCACAGTGTCAATCCCCTCGCCGCATCGCGTGACAACCCGCGCGCAACCCGCACCTATCTCAATGCCAAGCCCGGTAAAAAGGTAAACTACAAGGTGGTCAATCTAACAACCGTGCAACGCATCCAGAGCCACTTGGCAAAGTATTAGTAGGACCGCAATGTACAAACACCAAAAGGCACAGTTTGATATTGACCTCTGGCACAATAAAAAGAGCCAGGGCGAAGCGTTTGAACGCCGGGTGATTGACCTATTGCGAAGCCACGGCCACGACGCCTGGAAGCCTACCGAGCCGACCTATGACCTTATCATTAACCTCAATGTGCCATTGTGGGGCAGTTACCAGGTGACCGGCGAGTGCAAGTTTGATGCGATGGCTGCGTCAACCAACCACCTCGCCTTGCAAATATGGGACGGCGGTAAGCCCCGAGGCATACATCCCAAAGCATCCAACCCAGATTTGTGGATACACGGCGTTGGAGATGAGGTCTGGATTATTAAAACCGGCATTGTTCAAGAGTTGGTGCAGACAATGGGCCTAGCGCCCGTTGCATCAGGTGACCCGGCAGCACGGGCCAGGTGCGTGTTGCTGCCCATTGAACGCGCCAGAAATCTGATAGGTGGCACATGGCTGAAGATTTAGTCCCGTGCAAATACAACTGCGATGACGGCTGGTGCTGGGAGCCAGACGGCTATGGCTGTGGGCAATGGACATTGTGCGTCTGTGTCAATACGCACCCGGAGGCTGATGATGAACCGCCGACACAAGGATGATTTTTACCCAACGCCAGTTCACGCAACCGCTGCCCTACTCAGCCGCGAGAGGTTCGGCCCCGTGATTTGGGAACCCGCCGCGGGCAACGGGGCGTTAGCAGAAGTATGCACAAAAGCAGGCTACGGCGTCATAGCCAGCGACCTCAACGATTACGGTTACTGCAAAGCCGGCGTTGATTTTCTAATGGAGCAAAGCCTGCCGCAAGCACAACAAACCGTCGATAGTATCATATCAAACCCGCCTTACCGTTTGGCAGAACAGTTCATCAGCCACGCCATACATCTTGGCGCCAGCAAACATGCCTGGCTACTCCGCTTGAGCTTCCTCGAGGGAATAAACCGCTATTGGGGGCTGTTCGCAATGAACCCGCCTGCTCGTGTCCTGGTGTTCTCAAAGCGCCTCACAATCTGGCGAGGTGATGAAGACATCACCAGCACCGGCACAACAGCATACGCCTGGTTCATCTGGCACAAGGATTATGCTGATGACCCGCGTATAGAATGGATTAGCGATGCAGAAAAGTGACATCACGCCAGACGCTATCCGCGATGCACCCAAAGGTCACGGCGAAGAGCAAAGCCCCGGACCCGTCGCAGTAATACCCGGCAGAGCCATAGTCGATACAAGGTTCGCAAGGTTCCCGACCGCCATGCTCATACTCGCCAAGTGCTGCGGCCACGCAAAGAACTGGACCGCTACGTTCTACGTTAACCAGTCCAGCATCGCCAGATACATGGGTACAAGCCAGCAGGCCGTCAGCCAGCACATGAACCGCCTCGTTCAGTGGGGCTACATAGAAAAGCTGCGTAAAGAGGACCAGAGGCGTAAGTACGGCCACAAAGGCGCCCTGTGGCGCGTCATATACGACCCAAAAATGAGCTTCAAGGATGTAGAAGCCTGGGCAGAGAGACAGCCAAAGACACCAGAACAGGAACAGGAAGCCATCGAAGATACCATCAAACAGGTCGCAAAAGGCGCCAAAGGTCAGCAGTCCAAACGTAAACAAAACGCGGCCAAAGAGGCTGTGGATAACTCTGCACCTACAAGCTCCAGCTTGTGTAAAGAAGATGCCAGCTACAAGCCCCAGCTTGTGCGAACCCACAAGGCACAGCTTGTAAGTAACTTACAACATAGAACTATAGAGGAAAGAGCTAGTGAAGTTGATTGTAGAAAGCTGTGTATAAGCTACTCACATGAGCTGATGGCGAGGTGGCAAGTAGCCTTCCGACATGACCTCAGACAGGAGGCGTTGGCCCGTGAGCTGCTGGGTATGTACAAAGATGTCGATGACTTCATAGCAGATGCATCAAAGCTGCTGGACTGGCAGCGCAAGAACAACAAGCAGCCACCTCAAAGCCTGCAATACTTCGTGACACGCAAGCAGAAACAGGACAAGCCAATCGATGCACAGGGGATAATCAACAAGGTTGTAGCGGGGACGCGGATGCCATGATGTACAAACACCAGACGGTCGGCTACAATTTGTACAGCGCGGCAACGACGGCCAGAAATCGTGCAGAAAAAAAGGCGACCATACCCCTCCCCACCCTGCGCGCGTATAGGGGGGGTCACACAAAAATATTTTACCATTTTTTATTAAGGGAGTTTTTCAAATGAGAAAGAAGTTGGTGCAGGCGAAAGAGGTTGAGGGCCGTGACAAGCCTATATGGCTGAATGTTGGCGCGGTGTTCTTGAAGGATGACGGTTCTATTAGCGGCATAAAGCTGGAGGTTTTACCGTTGCCGGATGCGAAGGGTGAGGTTTGGCTCCGGGCGTTTGATGAGGATGCTCCGAAGCAGAACACGGACCCGTGGGGCAATGGCTAGTCAGCGTGTACCGCCGCGTGGGCGGTTTGCCATGGGCGAGGTCAGGAAGCGGTTGAAGGGCAGCAAGCTGATTTACGACAACCGTGACGAGCTGGCTATTGAGCTTTTGAGTTTGGGTAGTAGCAAGATAACCGATGTGGTGGATATTGTGGGGGGTTCGGTGCGGTTGAAGGATATTGCGGATATACCGGATGCGGCATTGAGGGCGGTAAAGAAAATTAAGATTACGCCGGGTCGCAATGGTGACCAGGTTGAGGTTGAGATGATTGACAAGGTACGGGTGTTACAGATGCTGGCGAAGAGTGCCGGTTTGCTGGATACGGAGAAAGAGGCTGACAAGCCTAGTGTTGTAGCAATTGAAATGGTGATGCCAGATGGAAAAGCAGATAAGGGTTGATATTAGTTTGAAGGACTTGGACTTGGTGTATGCGGCACTAGAGGCGCACCAGCCGGTGCCGATAGATTTTTTCGGCAAGCCCTCTTTGAACACTAGTGATATGGGACTGTACATGGAGGTCAGAGAGGTTTTGTTTCGCCTCAAAGAGCAAGATGACAGGTGGGTAAGAGCGCAATGAGTGACAAACAGATACCTGCGGGTCTAAAACTTGATTTCAGTTCTGCGCCTACGATAGCGCGGTTTTTCAAGAGTGATGCGTTTGTAAGGGGTTTGATGGGTCCGGTGGGTAGTGGCAAGAGCTATGCCTGCTGCGCGGAGATATTCCGGCGAGCGGTACAGCAACGCCCTTCCCCTAGGGATGGGGTGAAGTATAGCCGTTGGGCGATAGTGCGTAACACGCATCCGATGCTACGCACGACGACCTTGAAGACGTGGCTGGAGCTGTTGCCCGAGCATGTCTGGGGGCCGGTGAAATATTCACCGCCTATTACGCATCATATCAATTTGCCGCCGCGTGATGGTGCTGCCGGGATTGACATGGAGGTGCTGTTCCTGGCGCTCGATGACCCCAAGGATGTGCGTAAACTTTTGTCTCTTGAGCTGACCGGCGCCTGGGTCAATGAGGCGAGAGAGCTTCCGAAAGCGGTTGTGGACGGGCTGACGCACCGTGTGGGCAGATATCCGACCAAGGCTGATGGTGGGCCTAGCTGGCGTGGTGTGATTATGGACAGCAACCCGATGGACGACGACCACTGGTATTTTCGGCTGGCTGAGAAAGACCGGCCAACCGGGCGCTTTGCCTGGGACTTTTTCCGGCAACCCGGCGGTGTACTGGAGGTGCCGCTTGAAGAACTGCCCGAAGAGATGCCCGAGGCGCAGGGGTTTATTCATCAGGCTGGCCGGTGGTGGCAGACCAACCCGAAGGCTGAGAACCTCAGGAACTTGCCGACCGGATACTATGACCAGCTCCTGGGCGGTAAAAACCTTGACTGGATTCAGTGCTATGCCAAAGGCGAATATACCTTTGTGCAGGAAGGGCGCCCGGTCTGGCCCGAGTTCAATGACCAGATGATGGCGGCTGACTTGGAGCCCGAGCCAAATGTGCCGGTGCATATCGGCCTGGACTTTGGACTAACCCCGGCAGCGGTGTTTGCTCAGAAGCTGCCTGATGGCCGGTGGCATGTACTGCATGAGCTGGTCAGCTTCGACATGGGACTGGAGCGGTTTTGTTCTATGCTGAAGAGTGATATCGAGGCACGGTTTCCGCGTATGGAAATGCTGGTCTGGGGTGACCCTGCTGGTTCACAGCGTGACCAGATATTTGAAACCACGGCATTTGACCATCTTAAAACGCATGGCATTCTGGCACGCCCTACTGCGACCAACGAGTTCAGAACCCGGCGCGAAGCACTGGCAATACCGATGGGCAGGCTGATTGATGGCAAGCCAGGGTTCATGATAGACCGGCGCTGTCTGAAGCTTCGTAAGAGCCTTGGCGGCGGGTATCACTTCAAGCGCCTAGCGATTGGTGCCGGTCAGGAACGGTTCCGCGATGTTCCCGATAAAAACGAACACTCACACGTTGGCGATGCGGCTGGCTATTGTCTGCTAGGCTCCGAGCATAAAATGATGACCAAGCGCCCTACCCCGACCGGCGGCAGACCAACGCAGGCCAAAGTGCTGGACTTTGATGTTTTCGCTTGATGAACTAAACCGCGTCATGCGTATGGATTATCCGACCAACCGCATCATCCGTTGGCAACCGGCTCATCTCTACATGTGCCAGCTCAACGCCTTTGATGAGGCTAATCTGGAAATGTTTGGCGATTTTCATGAGTATCTGGAAACGTATGCAGCGACCGGCCATGCATTTACCGCTATGGTTGAGGATGATGTCATGGCGATGTTTGGCGTCTGGCAGTTATGGCCCGGCGTTTGCGAAGCCTGGCTAATACCCAATGCAAAAATCAAGAAAAAAACCGTTGCAATGCATCGCGGCTCACTGGCGTTTTTTGAGTATGCAGCCCGCCAAATGCAAACAAAAAGGCTACAATTCACGGTTCATACGCGTAATGAACGCGCTGACAGATGGGCATCGCGGTGTCATTTTAAGAAAGAAGGCTTGTTGAAACACTACGGGCCTGATGGCGCTGATTATTGGATGTATGCGAGGATTTTTTAAATGAGCGGTATTTTTTCCAGACCAAAGCCACCACCACCACCAAGTGTTGACCCTGAACTTGAACGCCAAAGGCAGAAGGCCGAGCGCGATGAAGTGTCGTCCAGGCGGCGTCTGGCAGCTCGGCGGTCAGCAAGGCGAACCGGCGGCAGAGCTACGCTCATGGCTCCCGGAGTTTATGGTGAGGGCGAAGGCCGTGATGTGACTCTGACCACAACTCTAGGCGCTGGTCGTAACCCTCGGGGCTGATATGAACAGCTACAAACGTAACCCCAGACACAAGGAGTTTAGTGATGCCGGGAACCAAGCGGCCAATGGCCAAGACAATGAACAGCAAAATGAACAAGATGCGAAAAACAGCGATGAAGAAGATAGGAAAGAAGAAGGCGGCAGCTAAGTCGTATGGTAGCTAAGAGATTCCAAAACCCGTCAGGTGGCCTCAATGAAGCTGGTCGAAAGCATTTCAAAAAGACCGAAGGGGCAAATCTCCGTCGCCCATTGTCATCCGGCACATCACCGCGAAGGGTTTCATTTGCCGCTAGATTTGCCGGGATGAAGGGACCGATGAAAGATGAAAAGGGCCGACCCACCCGTAAAGCATTAGCCCTGAAAGCCTGGGGGTTTAGCTCAGTAGAAGCGGCTAGAAATTTTGCAAACAGACACAAAAAGGCATGACATGGCAGAGCTGACAAAACGCCAGAAGGCAAAGATGGAAAAGCACAAGAAACATCACACGCCACGCCACATGCGGATGATGACCAACCTGATGAAACAGGGAAAGTCGTTTTCTGAAGCTCACGCTGAGACACAAAAGAAAGTCGGAAGCTGATGGAAGTATCAGTAAAAGAAATCAAAAAGAGATACAAGAAAGCTCAGACACACAAGGAGCAATGGCGGGCAATTTACGAAGAGGCGTATGAGTACGCCCTGCCTATGAGAAACCTTTACGACGGCTATTACGAGCAAAGCGTACCCGGTCAGAACAAAATGAAACGAGTGTTTGATTCCACTGCCATTCACTCGACTGCCCGGTTTGCGAACCGCATCCAGTCCAGTCTGTTTCCTCCTCAGCAAACTTGGTGCCGCTTGCAACCGGGCAACGAAATCCCAAGAGCCAGACAGATTGAGGCGCAGCAAGGGTTGGATTTTATTACCGAGCGCATGTTCGGTATTATGAGATTGTCAGGCTTTGACCTGGCGATGGGGGAGTTCTTACTTGATTTGGCTGTGGGTACAGCCGTGATGCTGATTCAGCCGGGCGATGACTTAACGCCGATACGCTACACAGCTATACCCAGCTATCACATTACGTTTGACGAAGGGCCGAATGGAACGGTTGACACCGTTTACAGAAAGTTTCGCCGTCCGTTCCGGCTAATCCAGGCCGAGTTTCCCGATGCCGATATACCGGACGAGCTGGCTAAAAAATATATGGAAGACCCGACCGAAACGGTGGAATTGCTTGAGGCCACCTATACTGAAGAGGGCCAGATAAGCTATTGCGTCATAACGATGGAAGAGGACATCAAGCTCTTACACCGCGACTTGAAAAGTTTTCCGTTTGTCATTAGCCGGTACATGAAAGCCAGTAATGAGAGATATGGGCGCGGCCCGGTACTGTACGCGTTGCCTGACATTAAAACATTGAATAAGGTTGTCGAATTAACGTTGAAAAATGCCAGCATTTCTATCGGCGGGGTGTTCACCGCTGTCGATGATGGCGTGTTAAATCCTCAGACCATATCCATTGTGCCGGGCGCTGTTATCGGCGTGTCGAGCAATGGGGGGCCACGCGGTCCCTCCCTTGCCCCGCTGCCCCGGTCTGGGGATGCTTCATTGTCTCAGATTGTAGCCAATGACCTCCGCACCAATATTAAAAAGACCCTGCTTGATGAGAGCCTGACCCCGGAGAACATGAGCGCCCGGTCTGCTACAGAAATCAATGCCAAGCTGACTGAGTTGTCCCAGAACCTTGGGTCAGCGTTTGGCAGGCTTATATCTGAGACAATGTTTCCGATTGTGCGGCGCACGTTAGAGCTGATGGATGAAATGGGCAAGATTGATTTGCCGTTGAAAGTAAATGGTCTGGAGGTAGAAGTTACACCGATATCTCCGCTGGCGATGGCAAACAATATGGAGAAAGTCGGCGAGGTTATGCAGTTTATGCAAGTCAGCCAGAGCCTTGGGCCGCAAGGTCAGATGCTGCTGAACATGGAGGCGGTTGGCGATTACATCGCCGACCAGCTTGGCATCCCAGCAAGTCTTCGCACTACTCCGCAACAACGCGCTGAAATACAGCAGCAAATGATTCAGGCGGCACAAGCTGCCATGCAGGCACAAGGCATGGCCGCACCACCCCAACAACAAGAACAACAAGCGGCTGAGTAATGTCACAAGCAGAAAAGATACAGAGCATCAATGCTCCCGGTTGGGATGGCGTTGATGCAACAGGTGAACCCATCAGGCTCCAGAATATCGACCTACAACGCAGTCTTGATATCAATTTCAAACGCTGTTTTGAAACCGAGGCAGGCGCGAAAGTTCTGGAGCATCTACGGGCCATCACGATTGAACAACCGGCGTGGGTGCCGGGCGCTGACCCGTCCTTTGGTTTCGCGCGGGAGGGTCAGAATTCCATAGTGCGGGACATAGAACAGAGGATAAAACGAGCAAATGAGCCAAGTTGACGATAACCAGCAAGCACAGGAACAACCGGAAGAAACACCGGCTCCTGATGGATTGATGGCCGCCGCAGCTCTAGCGGAGGATACAGCCAATGACGACGAGCAGTCGAGCATCCCTCACCTTGCGGAGGACGCCCAGCCGGTTGAGGGGGAGGATGAGGACGAAATCTACGAAAGGCCAGACTGGTTCCCGGCGAAGCACTGGGACGAGAAGGAAGGCCCGGACATAGAGGGGCTGGTCAAAAGCAATCTTGAACTGGAAAAAAAGTTTCACCATGGTGACCATAAGGCGCCCGAAGATGGCAACTACGATATGTCGGTGTTGACCGACGCTGGTTATGAGACAGATGACCCAGTGGTTGAGGGCTATCTTGAGTGGGCAAGAAAACATGGCATCAATCAAGCGGCGTTTTCCGAGCTGGCAGAAACCATCACGGTTATTTCTGGTGAGGCTGGCATTGAAATGAAAGCCAACCTTGAAGCTGAAAAGCAGGCGCTTGGCGCTAACGCTGATGCAATCATCCGGTCAAATATCGAATGGGCAGACGGTATGCTGCGAAAAGGCGTGATTTCAGATGAGGAGCGTGAAGAGCTGAACATCTGGGGCGGCACGGCTTTGGGTCAGCGGATGATGCAGAAAGTGCGTCAGATGACGGGTGACTTGTCAAAGCTGCCAATAGCAGATGTTGCCGAAGCTGGGCAAAGCAAGGATGAGTTCGACGCTGAAATGCAAACACTGATTGCTGACCCGCGCTACCGCAATGATGCAAACTTCAGACGTCAGGTTGAGCAAAGGTTTGAAAAACGCTACGGGTAAACTGTACACAGTCCAGATGATGTGTTTGGACTGTTTACAAGCTACAGCTTGTAGTATATGTTCAAAAAGACTGATAACCCGTAAGGGCCGGTCTGGCGTGTAGAAATACACCGTGCGCGACGTTCGCGTAGCCAGGGCCGGGGACTCCCCGATAACCCGCAAGGCGCAAGTTTTGTGTGTTCAAATTGAGGAGTGACAAAGATGTCAACGAATCTATCTCCAGCGTTTGTTCAGCTCTTTGAAGCAGAAGTGCATCAGGCTTATCAGTCTTCTGCCGTGCTTCGTAATGCTGCCAGAACGCGCACGGGTGTTGTCGGTGATACCGTCAAGTTCCCGAAGGTTGGAAAAGGCACAGCTTCTGTGCGTACTCCTGCCACCGATGTCGTGCCTATTAACGCTAGTTTTAGCCAGGTTTCCTGTAGCCTTACTAATTTCGTGGCTGCGGAATACTCGGACGTGTTCGACCAGCAAAAGGTCAACTTTGATGAGAGGCAAGAACTGGCGCAAGTCGTGGGTAACGCCATCGGCCGACGCGAAGACCAGATAATTATTGATGCGCTTAATACTGCATCTGCTGGCTCAAGCGTTGCCAAGACTGTTGTTACCAGTGGCTCTGCTACTGCGTCGAACCTAAATATGGGTAAGATTATCGCCGCCAAGAAAGCCTTAGACGCGAAGAACGTGCCAGCTACTGACCGGCACTTTGTGATTCATGCCAATAACCTGGCTGGATTACTTGGTGATGAGAGAGCTGTCAGCGCAGATTTTGCCCAGCTCAAACATCTTGTGACCGGAGAAATCACGGCAATGATGGGCTTTCAGTTCCATGTTGTGGGTGACCGGGATGAAGGTGGTTTACCACTAGCAACCAATGACCGCACCGGCTTTGCGTTCCATCGCTCTGCCATCGGTGTGGCCGTAGGCATCGCACCGAAAACAGAAATCAACTATGTGCCTGAGAAAACTAGCTTCCTGATTACAGCTATGTTGTCGATGGGCGCGGTAGCGATTGATGTTGACGGCATTGTCGATGTCGTAATGGACGAGTCATAGGAGGACTGACAGATGGCATTTGCAAGAGCGGGTTGGAACCCAATCGGCGGTCAGTCTAAAAAAGGCACCGCACCCCAACTCTTTACATACACAACGACCGACGCGGTCGGAACTGTTGACGGAGCTGGTTATTTCAATGATGTGTCTGACGATGTGTCAGTTGGCGATGTTATCATTTCTGTGACATCAACCGGCGGCACCTTGGCGTCATCAATCCACACTGTTGTATCTAATGCATCAGGCGTGGTTGATGTATCTAACGGCACGAGCATCAGTCAGACTGACGACGACTGATAGCGACTAACAAGTTTGGCAGAGGGGTCAATTCGAAGCACCTCTCTGCCAATCCCTGAAGCGGAGGTAATTGATGGCTGTTGGTGATACCGATGTCAGCATCTGCAACAAGGCTTTATTGCTTCTAGGTTCGGATGCAATCACTTCATTTTCTGACGGTACACCGGCGGCACAGGCTTGCTCGACTATATACAACGAAGTCAAGCTCACCACCTTTGGCATGTACCCCTGGAGCTTTACTGTTGCAAAAACAGAACTGGTAAAAGATACCACCAGCCCGGCGAACGAATATGACAATCAGTTTCTGCTGCCCAACGACATGGTATTGGGTGTGCCTCGCGCCGTTCGCACCAGTTCAGCGGCTGGCGCTGCCCTCTTCAAAATTTGGGAGATAGGCCAGTCATCAGCAGGTGGCACGGTGCTTCTTACGGACGCAACAGAAATCCATATTGATTATCAACGAGCCGTATCAGAGGGCAACATGCCCACCTATTTCGTTACACTGCTTGCCTACCAGATGGCCTGGCATATAGCCGAGGTAATAACCGACCAGACCCAGAAGTCTGAATATTGGCGTGCTATCGCACTTGGCACAGCGGCAGAAGGTTTCAGGGGCGGATATTTCAGGCAGGCCGCCAACATAGATGCCGGAGGCCAGACGCCTTCGGTTGTCGGTGACTATTTACTTACGGATGTCAGATGAGCCGGATACAGCAATATCAATCGAGCTTTACTGTTGGTGAGCTGGACCCGTTGCTGCGTGGCCGGATTGACCTGTCCCAATATTACAGCTCGGTCGATTTGGCCAGCAATGTTGTCTTTGAGCCGCAGGGCGGTTTCTCCCGCCGCCCCGGCTTGAGGTTTGTTCTTGATGCAACGAGTGACAATGCGGCAAATGGCACGGCGCTGATACCGTTTGAGTTTTCGACCACCCAGAATTTTATGATACTGGCATCTGCACAGAACACCACCAGCACTATTAGGTTCAGGTTTTTTGCGGGTGGCACATTGCTGACCAATATCAATGGGTCGGGCAATGATTACTTGGATTACAGCGTTGGCACCCTCTATGAGGTCAGCAACTTCGATATGCAGAAGCTGTATTTCACGCAGAGTGCTGACACGCTTATTATTGTGCATGAGAATTTTGCACCGTTCAAAATAGTGCGCGGGGCAAATAACACAAGCTGGACAGCGTCTGCGATTACGCTGACTGTCCCAAAAGTGGCCTTTACGCTATCGACAGCTACGCCGTCCGGCACGATTACCCCCGACGCAGTCGATGGCACGGTCAAGGTGACTGCGTCCGGCAGCATCTTCACCGCTGATATGGTGGACCAGTTTATCAACGTAACCAACGGATTTGGAAGAGCCCGTATTATTCAGCGTAACAGTGCGACCGAAGTGCTTACAACGACCGAAATCCCGTTTTTTTCAACTGATGCGATTGCTTCTGGAGACTATGAGATTGAGTCGGGCTACGAGGATGCATGGTCGAATACCAGAGGCTGGCCTCGTACCTGTTCTTTCCATGAGGGGCGCTTATATTTTGGCGGCAGTGCAAGTCTGGTCAACACCCTGTTTGGTAGCAAGGTGAACGACTTTTTCAATTTCAAAGCAGCCGAGGCTCTGGATGATGATGCGATACTTGCCACACTTAACACCGATACGGTCAACGCTATAACTGGCATCAGGTCTGGCAGAGACTTGCAGATATTTACTACTGGGGCTGAGTTCTTCGTCCCCCAAGCTGACCTAGACCCTATCACACCGGCCAACATTACTATCAAGTCAGCGACCCGCCGCGGCAGTAAGGTGGGCCTGCGACCACAGTCAGCCGAAGGTGGAACATTGTTTATCCAGCGCCAAGGCAAGGCATTGCGCGAGATGCTGTTCAGTGATGTTGAGCTGTCCTATGTCGCTAACAATATTAGCTTGCTCAGCTCCCACCTAATTGTAGACCCGCTGCGTATGGCGCTTAGACCGGCCACAGACACGACCGAGGGTGATTTGCTACTGATTGTCAACGGAACCTCGACAACGGGCTACAGAGCCGACAGTACGGGCTTTGCTGGCACAATGGCAGCATTTACGCTGAACCGACCCCAACAGATTGTAGCGGCCTCAACCTTTACCACTGACGGAAACTTCGTCGATGTAGGCGTTGATTTGGATACCATTTATTGTGTTGTGAAACGCACGGTCAACAGCGCAACCAAGTACTATGTTGAGATATTTGATACTGACCGCACGACTGACGCATCAATACAGTATTTTGCTGGTGCGTCTTCGCCTGACCAGTCCCTGCCCGGCAGCGCTACAGCCGGTAGCTTGTCACACCTGGAGGGCAAGACAGTCAACATCGTGCGCGATGACATTGTGGACACTGACCAGACTGTCAGTAGCGGTCAGGTCACGCTTGGCGGTACGCCGACCAGCTATGCCGAGGTTGGGCTAGCCTACACGGTCACGGTCAAAACCCAGCCCTTTGAGCCTAGACTTTCCAGCGGTTCAGTTCAGAGCCAGCGCCGCCGGATACTTGAGGTATCGCCCATACTTCATCGCAGTCAGAACATTACGCTGAATGGACGAGAGATACCGCTGCAAAGTCTGCCACTGTCGGGAGCTGGTGGGGTATCAACCTTCACCGGAGTCAAGAAAACCCAAGGCTTTTTGGGCTACAGCCGGGATGCGCAAATAACAATTTCACAGTCAAAGCCTGTATTTTTTACGGTGTTGGCAATGGACTATAAAGTGAGTGTTGGACAATGAGTAAAGTGAGTGTAGGACAATGGGTGGACCAGCTCTAGCAGCCATCGCTATAGGTGCAGCAGCATTATCTGCCAAAGCGCAGCTTGACGCGGGAGAGGCAATCGAAGACCAACGCAACGCTGAAGCCCGGCAGGCTGAAATACAGGGCAGTGTGCAGGCACTGGAGTATAAAAAGCAGGGCGTAACAGCGTTGCAGAATCTGGAAAAGGTACTGGCTGCTAACATTGCACGGGGCGCGGCTGGCAACCTTGACCCTCTATCAAGCGGGTCATCTGCTGATTTGATAGCCAGGCTTAACATGCGTGACGGCGTCAATGAGTTTACGATAGCCAGAGACAACGCCAGCATCGCAACCAAGATGGCCAAGTATCAGGCGGCAAACTTGCGAGTCGCTGGTCAGTCAGCCCGGCAGACAGGGCGGCTTGGCGCTCTTGCTACCTTGGGTTTGGGCGTGGCGGGAGCTGGTCAGCTCTACGGTTCAGAGGGTTTGACTTCACTGTTTTCACCAAGCTCAGCTACATCTACATCCGCATTCACCGGAGGGACACAGCAAGCTCGACTTACTGCTGGGGCAACACCATACGCGGGGTATATATAGATGGCAGAGCAAGTAAGATTACGCGGTTCAAATCAGCAGCTACGCGTGCCACGGGTTAACTTTGCTGCTGAACAGGAGATAGCGCGTGGTCGTAACCAGCTTGCCAACAATCTGAACAGACTGTCCAGCTTTGTCATGTCGATGGCCGAGGACAAGGCCAAGATAGAGGGCGCGGAGTATGGTGCTTTGAACGCGCCGACCGCTGAGCAAATCAATGATGCTTTTGTTGCAGGCGAAGAGCTGGAGCTGCCGGGCGATGATAGTAGCGTATTTGGTCGTAGTGCCAGACGGGCTGCACTGTCGATAGCGGGTGACGAAATCAGCGCTCTTGCATCAAATCAAGCCACGACCCTGACCACACTGTATGAGCAATCTCTGACAGAGTACGGGCAAAGCCAGCAGTTTAGGGACGCAGCAGAACGTGATTTTGGCATTACAGACTTCAGTCCCGGTGCTTTGGCTGACAAACTTGATGAGGTTGCTGCCGGTTATGGAGGTGTGCTTGACGAGACTAGCCCTGCCCTTGCCCGAGAGTTTCGCGCAAAGCAAGGCATAACAAATCATAGCAGCTATGCATCTTATCTTGAGGAATATGTCAAAGTAGAAAACAGGCGGCTGGAGACTAAGTTTCGAGCCACTCATGAGTTAGAATACAGTGTGCCAAACATCGCAAAGATACTACGGTTGCCAAACGGTATTGACGCTCTGAATAAAAGAACGGAGGAGGCAAAAAACAAAGCAGTAACTTTCATGACTGGCAGTAGTCTTAAAACATTTCTTGACGGGATGGATGACAAAAACAAGACCGCCGCGTTGCAGATTCTGGACGACACCATCCTGCAAAGCGGTAGCCCGTCTAAGTCTATCAAGAACATTCAAAAAGGTGTGGTGTCAGGTTTTGGCGATAGCGTCAAAAACGCCATCACAGTCTTAAAAAAACAAGGCATGTCCAACACTGACATAGCAAAGGGTCTGCGCGATGAGCGTGTAGCTCAACTAAAGTTCGAAGAAGATGAACAGGAAGGTGCAAACGAGCAAGCTGAAAAAGATGAAAAGGTACATATTGGCAACGCTCTTCTTCACATGGCGGCTGGCGATAAAGGTAAATTTGATGTTGCTATTGCACTTTTAAGAAAAACAGACGCAGAAAAAGCAGCAGAATTACAAATCAAATTTGACGAAGCTGGCGGCAGGCGTACAACTTCTGACCCAGATGTTACAAACAAGTTAACGGCGCTAGGGCCAAACATCACCTTTTTTGATGTTGAGTCGAATATAGATGGATTGTCGAACAAAGACCTAGAAAAGTTTAGAAAAGATGCAGCCACCTTTGAAACTGCTGAAATGAAAACTGCACTGGCCGTCATCAGAGGCGAGTTGGAGCTGCCGGAAGAAATACAGGCTCTTTCAGCAGATGACCCAAACTTTAAAAAGGTGCAACTACTAGCCAAAATAACAGGCAAGGTAAAAGCGCGATACGACAAAGCACAGAGTGAAGGTTTGTCGTTTGACGGGCAAGCAATTGCTGATGAAGTCATGCTAGAAATGGGGACAGAGTTTGATGACGCCATAACAAAGCTGACCATAAGAGCTGGTCGGTCCACCTTGAAAGCGGCCAACCTCTTACTTCCAGAATCCGATAGGGTTGAGGTCGATGACTTTGACGGAATGATAAACATTTTGAGAACAATGAGAGATGACAAAGATAAACGCTCACCAGCTATGAGAAACCTGTCCGCAAGTGGTTTTGAGCGTCGCATAGAAAGCCTGCAAAAAGCTGCGGAGGCGCTAGCTCAATGAATGTTTTAGACGCCAGAACACAGTCGCATCAGCTTCGTAAATCTGAGGACTACGAAGTGGTCATCAACGAACAAGGCGCGACACTGAGTGAAATTATGTCTGTTACACAGGACATGCGAAGAATTGCAAATGAAGACGGACCCCAGCCAGTACAAGGTCAGGCTTTCTACCCCGGCGGTGATGCTCCTCGCAAGGAGTATACCGGCACAGTCATGGAGCGTACCGGCGAAGCATTGGAGGACTTGTCGCAAGCTGCTGGCAGTATGGCGGTTGGTACGGCGGCTGGTGTTGCTGGTCTTCCGGGCGATGTTGTGTCTCTCATAGGTGGCTTGTCTAGCGCACTGTTTCCCGGCGATAAGAGCCGCATGGAGGCGGCAACAGAAACTATGAGCAAGATATCTGAGACAATCGGCTCAGAGCGCTTCCTCGGACTTTATAGGGACTTTGTAAACAATGCTGACCTGAGTCAGTCTGACAAGCAGATGATGCTCGACGCAGCGGAAACTGGCTCATTTTTATCAATCCCGGGTGTTGGCGCGACAGCCGCTGTTGGCAAGGACGCAATCAAAGAGGGCGTGGTCAAGGCTGGACAATCTGCCGATGCGCGGATTGCCGACCGTGCGGCTGATACCGGGGTGACGCTTGCGGCTGGGGCTGACCCAACGCCAGCGATTGACGCAGCACTTTCTTATGCAGGAAGAAAAGCTCGGAAATCAGGTCAGCTAGTAGGCGCACCACCAGAAATCAAATCACAAAGAGCCTTAAATAAATTACGGCGCAATCTTGAGGCGGCAACTGCCGAGGGTGAGCCTGGACGCTTTTGGTATGAGCGCAGTGGCAAGGCCATACTAGATGCACTTGGCGGGAACAAAGATGATGCTGATAAACTAGCTCAAGCAATCGCGATTACGTCATCTGCCACTGGTGTGAAAACAAATTTTGA